GCGCCGGCCACCCGGTCGTACGCCGTCTTGAGGTTGTCCGCCTCCCGCCGGGAACCGATGAAGGCCGTCGAGACCGCGCCGATGAGGACCGCCAGGCCGACGAACGCCAGGCCGAGCGCTCCACCCGAGGTGCCGATGGCGGCCAGCGCCAGCATGGCCGTACGAAGTTTGACGATGGCGGCCAGCGCTCCTCCGGCGCCCAGGATCCCGATGATGAGACCGGAGAAGATGTCCGGACCCACGGCGCCGCGCACCTCTCCGAGCGCTGACGCGAACTTCTGGACTCCAGTGACCGCCGTCTCGAAGGCCGGCCGGATCTGCGCCACCGTGGCGCGGAAGTTGTCCTGGAAGCGCTTCGAGGTTTGGAGGCGCTCGATCCAGACGGACAGCTTGTCAGCGGCCGCGGCGATCAACGGTAGGAACGCCTTGCCGATGGTCACCTGGAGGTGCTCGAACTGCGCGCGGAACCGCTCCATCCCACCGGCCGCGGTCTCCGAGAAGACCCGCGCCTGCCCCTGCACCTTCTCGCGCACCGCGTCGATCACGCGCTGCCCTAGCGCCATCTTGTCCTGCAGCTTGGCGTGCGCTAGCTCGTTCGCGGTCACCTCAGTCTTCAGCTTCTTGTGCGCCTCCTTCAGCGCGGTCACGTTGGTAGTCAGCGGGATGACCGTGATGCCGAGCTGCTTGGCCGCCCGCTGGGATCCGGTCATGGCCATGGTCAGCATCTTCGTGGCGTCGACCAGCTCCACGTGCTTGAACCGGGAGACGTCCTGCGCCACGCCCAGGTCAGTGGCGGCCTTGCGGTAGTTGTGCGTGGCGGTAATAAGGGAGCCGAGGGCTTCCTTCGTGTTGGTATCCGTGAAGCCGAGACGCCGGCCGGCCGCCTCCGCCTTCTCGATCTGCGCGATGTACGGCCGCATCGCCATGTGCGCGGCGGTGAAGGACTGCGCCAACCGGCGCTGAGCGGTCTCCGCCTTCAGCGCCTCCTTGGTGGCTTTGACCACCTCGACGGTCGCGCCGGTGACGATGGCGGCGCCCATGTAGAGCGCCGCCTTGCCGACGCGGTTCAGCGCCTTCTCGAAGGTTTGGGTAGACCGCGCCCCGCGGTGGAAGGTGCGCTCGAGGTCCCGAGCGTCACCCGTTAGGAGTACGTGGATGTCGCGCGCCACCTAGAGTCCCCGCGCCTCGATACGCTGACGTCCCCGCACGTAGGCCGCGCCGCGCTCGTACTCGTCCGGCGTCAGCCTACCCATCGTCCAAGGCTGCCAGTGGAGGATCTCAGCGAACTCTGGCACCCACCAGCTCCTTAGGTCGTCTTCTCCGAGCTGCGGTCCCCTGTAGGCTCGGTCTTGGTCTCTGAGCCACCGCCGCTCTTCGGCGGTGAGGTAGGGGTTCCCTCATCGACAACCTCCTGCATCGCGTCCGCGACGGCGTCGATCAGCGGGAAGATGTTGGTGTCGCGGATCACCGCCGCCGGGTAGTCACGGCCGGCGCGGAGGTAGGAGACCTGGAGCACGGCCATCCACGCCTGCGGATCTCCGACCATCGTCCGCTGCTCGATCTCTACCGGGCTGAGGCCATCACTGACCGTCTTCGCCAGCATGGCCTCGTCGAACGTCCAGCCGTCTCCGTAGCCGGGCAGGATGACGTCTAGCTTTTCGCCGCCGATCTCGACGACAATGGGTGGGTTGTCACTCACTTGCGGATTACACCTCCTACGGGACCGAAGCCCCGTTCGCTGGTCAGGCGCCCGAGCATCACCTCGACGCCTTTGTACACCACGGGCTCCATCTCCGTCGCCCCCGGGATGAACGCCTTGCGCATCTGAAGCGACCCGAAGTCTGGCCGCTTGCGCGTCGTCTTCTTACGTCTCTGGCGGACGATGGCCTGCCCGTACCTCGAGCCGGCCGCGATCCCAGAGATCGTCTTGGGTCCCCAGTGCTCCGCCTCCGCCCGGCGGCGGATGTCCGCCGCCACCGGCTCCGCCAAGGTACGAAGTTCCTTCTGCAGCTCCTTCTGCAGCTCCTTGGAAAGCCGGCCGAAGTCCCGGTTCAGCTCGTGGAGACCCTCGACGTGTACGCGCGGGGCGAATGGCATGACGCCCTACGCTGTTGCCCTGCTGATGACTCCGTTCACGGGCAGGGTCAGCGGCGTCATAGCGGCGTCGCCGATCGCACCCTCGATTGGGTGGTACTCGGTCAGGATGCACGTGCCCCAGTACTTCGGATTGACGTTGGTCACCGGCGAGTTGAGCGTGCCGCCCGGGTTGCCCCAGACCTCGACGGTGAACAGCGAGCCGCCGAGGAACAGCGGCCAGATGGTGGCGTCGACCTGGGAGGCGGAGAAATCCGAGTAGGCGCTGAGCGTGAACTGGTCGTCCCGGATACCCAGGATGCGCTCGTGCCCGCCGGAACCGCTCGCCGTGGTGTCGACGTCCGCCGCGGTCATCGCGACCGCGACCTCCTTGATGTGCGTGCTGAGATCCACGCCCGCGATCTTCACGTTCGGGTTGCGGATCACAAACGGCTGACCACCAGCCATGTCTTGCTCCTTTCCCTATCTTGGCGCTAGGACCTCGACCCGCCACTCAGCGCCCAGAGCTGGAGGCCGTCCTTCGAACTGGTAGAACCGCGCGCCCGAGCAGCTCGCTACGAACAGGTCGGAGCAAGCACCTCCCAGAGTGGGATCCTGCTCCAGGGCGCGCTTGATCGAGCGATCGTTGCCGTCGTCGATGTAGGCGTCGAGGTTCTGCTGCGCGCCGATGTCCCCGGAGGCGTCCGAGATCAGCACCTGAACCTTCATCGGCGGAGCGGTGATGCCCGAGTTGGAAGAGGCGTCGCGCCAGTCGATATCGTCGGGGAAGACGTGCGCCGCCGGCGGCGTCGGGTTCGCCAACTGCCAGGCGCTCATCTGGAGCTCAGGGATGGCGGCGTTGATAGCCGCCGCGATGCCCTCCCGGATGGCGGTCACGTCAGCCAACGTAGGACTCCTCCCGCGTATACGGATCGAGTAGGAGCGCGACGTGAGGATCACTCCGCGCGATGCGCACCGCCTCACCTTCGAGACCCACGGTGACGACTCCGAACGGCGCCTCGCGGATCCTCCGCACCAGCGCCGCGGCGATGATGCCGGTGGCAGCGGCTACCGCTTCGGGGATGTAGTCCCACCCAAAGCGGCCGGTCACCTGGACGCTGCGCGGGTAACACGGCCAGTAGTAGCGCCCGTTCGGGTGATGTTCTAGCTCCTCCCACGGCCGGCCGTCCGCTTTGGCGTTCTCCGGCTCGAGGATGAAGTCCCGGTTTTCAACGAGCAAGTACGGGAACGCGGTGCCTCCGCTCAGGTCGAGCCTGACCGACGTGAGTTGCACTAGGTCGTCGATCTCTAGGCAGCCGCAGCGGTTCTCCGGCGAGTAGTAGCGCACCTGGTTGGCGTCCGGGTCCGGGTAGAAGCGCCGGTTGGTGACGTCGTCGATGGCGCGGCTGGCGGCACCGAGCGCGCGCTGCATGTCCAGCTCCGCGTAGGAGGTCCCGGTCAGCTGAAGGGAACTCTTCAGCGCTTCCAGCTCGAGGTAGGCCAGCGCTCCGTCTCCCGCGACGGGAGAGTGCTCACTGATCCGGACGAGCGCCTCGTTGTAGTCCTGTTCGCGCCCGTCGACGTCGATGACGCGCCACCAAATCAGAGCGTCCCGGGCGGCGGAGAGCAGCCCGGTGTCGACGTCGGCCTGCGTCCAGTCGTAGCGGACGTCGAAGAACGTACCGCCGGTCACCGGGTCTACGTCTCCGGGGACGACCGCGGCCGTGCCGTTGGTCAGGATCGCGGTGCTCCCGACCCCGCGCGCCAAAAAGAGGACGTCCTGAGCGGCGGAGAGGTCCACCGGAGCCCCGCCCGAGGTTACGCGCTGCTCGACGCTCGGGTCTCTGTTGCCTACAAACCACTGGAGTTGTTCAGTCAAGCGCGCACCTTCTCGGGAGTGGGAGGATCATAAGCGCCCGATGCGCGAGGTCCTGCCTTGCCGAGCCTGTGGCTAGTCGGGCGCGGCCGGTCAAAGAAAAAGTCCGTGGCGGTCGTCACGCTGGCCCACTTCACGCCCGTGCCGATCAGCGGAGCGACGCCGCTCCCGCGCTCTTGGAAAACCACCGCCTTGGGGCCGGCCCCGACGAAGACGCGCGTCGCGGTTCCGGTGCGAAACCGGAGCAGCGCCTTGGAGCCGGATTCAGTAGCGGTCAGGACCGCCAGGCCGGTGCGGTTGCGCTCCCGCGCGCGGGTCCCGCCGGCCGTGAAGGTCGAGATGCCCGAGCCGGCCTTGACGTAAGCGGCACCCTTGAAGTTCGACCCGCTGGCAGTGAAGGGTGCGACGCCGACGCCGGAGGCAGATGCCAGATAGGCGTCTGCGCCAGAAGCCGCGCGGGGAGAAGTAGCGGCGCCGGTCTTGGAGTAGACGACGGCCTTGGCGCCGCCCGCGGAGAACGCGCTGACGCCGGCGCCCGTGTGAACGCCGAGCGTTGCGCGTGACGACGCCCCGGAGGCCGAGGCCGCGAGAACGCCCGAGCCGGATTCCGAGGGGAGAGACGTGTCCGCCCCGGACGCGGCGAGCGACGCGATCGCTAGGCCAGCCTCCGATGGCGCAAAGGCGTCGGTGCCGGAGGCGGAAAACGCCGAAACGCCGGAGCCGGTCTTATTAGAGCCGCCGGCCTTAGTCTCCGAGCCGGCGGCCGCCGCGGTTAGTACGCCGGAACCGGTCTCAACGTGAAGGTCCGCGTCGGTGCCGCCGCCGGTCAGATCGGCAACCGCCGCGCCGCTTTCGACGTGAGTCGAGGCGTCGGATCCACTGCCGACGAACGCCGTGACGCCGGCGCCGGTCTTGGCATAGGTGCTGCCGCCGGGCGAGACCTTCTGCTCGACTCCGCCGGCCGTGCCGACAAGTACGCCGCTGCCGCTCTCGCCGAACGTGACCGCCTTGGCGCCGGTCGGCTGGATCCCGCCCGCGTCCCAGAGCAGTAGGCCGCCGAGTTGAGCTCCGCCCAGATAGGTGCTCAGCCAGGTAACGCCTGAGCCGGTCTTGACGAAGGTCTTCGCGCCGCTCTGAGACTGGCCTGAACCGGAGAACGGCGCAACGCCCGCGCCCGTCTCAGCGTGCGAGGAAACGTCAGCCCCGGAGCCGCTGAGCACCTGGACGCCCGCGCCCGACTTTGCGTAGGCGGTCCCGAGCAGCAGACCCATCCGTCCCAGGCCGGACTTGGCGTAGGTGTTGCCACCGGTCTTGGTCTCCGTGCCGGACGCGCTCGCGACTAGTACGCCGGAGCCGGACTCGACCGGCGCGAAAGCATCCGCGGCGCCGGCAGCGCGGGGAGAGACGCCACTACCGGTCTCCGCGGAGGAGAAGGCGTCGCTAGCTCCGGCCGTAAAGGCGCTGACGCCCGCGCCGGTCTTGACCGGGGAGCCGGCCTTGGAGGAGACGCCGCCAGCGGACCGCGGGCTGACCGCAGCGCCGGTCTCAACCGGGAGGAAAACGTCTGGGCTACTAGCGGCCGCGCGCTGACTGACGGCGACGCCGGACTCAACGGGCAAGAACACGTCGGGACTGCTGGCAGCGGTGAGCTGGGTAACTCCGGAGCCCGTCTTGACGTAGGTGTTGGCACCCTTAGCGGACGCGCCGCCGCCGCTGCGTGGAGACACCCCGACGCCGGACTCGACCGGTGAGAAGGCGTCTGCCGCTCCTCCGGAACGCACCAGGACGCCGCCGCCCGTCTCCGTCCACAGGACGAGGTCGGAGGCGGTGGCAGTAAGCGGAGCGACGCCGGCGTTTTGCTTGGTATAGGTGTTCCCCGCGGCCTCGATGCCCATAACCGCCAGGCCGGTCTTGGTGTACGTTTGGGGCGGAAGGGCGCGGGCGCCGCTGCCGACGAAAGCCGTTACGCCAGAGCCGGACTCGACGAACAGGACGGCCTCCGTACCTGCCGCTGAGCCGGAGCGCGCGGAGATCCCGGAGCCGGTCTTCTGAGGCAGCGGTCGCACCGCGAGGACGGTCGCGACGCCATTGCCGTGCGTGGGGTTCGAGACC